CTTATGTCAAGATATGTTAAACTCTCTCCCATTCCATAAGTTGTATTAGTCCAGATATCTTTAACAAAATCTAATAAAGTATTATAAGTTATGCTTCCGTCTGTTTTTCTTTCGCAGTCGATATTAATAGTTATTCCTGCTGTTCCTGATATTTCTTTTGAAGTTTTAACAACAAAAGATATTAAAGAATAATCGTTAGCATAATCTAATCCTTCTTCTGCTTCCATTCCTAATATTTCTTGAAGATTACATGATTTAGAAGATTGATCTCCTATCCCGTCAGTTCTTTTTAAATATACTTTATATCTTCCAAGTTTTATTTTTTCGTGATATGTATGTCTATATGGAGAAATAGTATTTTTAGTTATTGAAAATGTTCTATTAATAACAAATCCTGTTTCAACATCAAAATCATCTATTTCTTTTAATATTAATTGAAAAGATGCTGTGTCTGCTTCTTGTGATGTTGTAGTGACTCCCATAATATCTGTATCTGATACTGTTTGAGATATTCCACTTGGGAATTCTAAATTAATCATAACAAATTGAATTTGTGTATTTTTAGCATTAATAACAGAGTATCCGATTTCATCGTTAGTTTCATTAAAAGAAATGTTTTCTATTTCTCTTACTCTATGCGAAATCATATTAACAAAAGAAGGATATAAACCCAAAGTTATTGCCTGATCTCTTAAATTAAATAAATGATTAGTTTTAGCACCCACTCCTGATTTAAAATAAGCAACAAGAGGATTTATAAAACTATTAATATTTGTTTCTGCTATATAAGTATCATATATATCAAAATTTCCAACTCCAATACAAGTATGTATAATATTATATTCTTCATTTTCATAATAAACTTTATAAGCTGGAGCTATTAATTTAGTATATTGTCTTATTCTTCCGTATTGAATTTGTATCGGCTCGCCAAGTTTTGCTTCTATCTGACTTGATTTAGTTGAATAAACAGATAAAGATTTACCTACTTCTGGCTCTTTTGGCTTAAATAAATAAGCTAAAATCATACTGATAACGATTGCTATTGCTATCTGAATAACAAAATTCCACTCTATAAATTGATTTACTGTTATTAAATCATTTTCTTTTAATGTCATATCATAATTATCAATTTCTATAAGTTGTTTATTAACATAAACATCTGTTTTAACATTAAAACCGTTTGGAAATTTTTCTAATAATAATTCATATAATTTTATATTATCTTTTACTTCTTCTTTTTTAAAAGCGTATAAATTAGTTAAATTAACTTCTTTATAAAATACATTCATTTTTATAATCCTCTCTTGTCTCTATATATCTTTATATCTTTATTAAAAAATAACATCTTTTGAATGTTTTCTATTTTACTTCCAAATTTACTTTCTTCATTATGAATAAAATTATCTTTATCAACTAAAACACCTACGTGGGAAAAGTTTCTGTCTTCTTTATTCTTAAAAAATATTATATCTAATGGCTCTCTATTTTCAAAAGAAATTTCTTCATAAAGTTCTAATACTTTTTCTTTTAATTTTCTAAAAAAAACAGGAGAAATAAAAGCTTCTGTTAATTGTTTATAATCTTCATCTAATTCAGATACAAAACCCGAACAATTAGTTTCTCCTTTTTCATTTTTAAATATTGCTTTTGAATTATAAGGTAATCCTAAAAAATCATTAAAGTTATTAATCATAAATATTTAAGTCCTCTAAAATTTTCAACTGTAAAAACAGTTTTAGGAAGTTTAGTTTGTATTGATAACAATAAAGCACCGCCAAAACTAACATTTCTATCTCTTATATCTATCGCATTAACAGAAAATAAAAACGGAGCTTGTGTTTGTGGATATTTATAAGAATTTTCTAAATACATTCTATATTTTATTTTAATTTTTTCTTGTGAATTTCTTATTATAGTTTCCAGTTGTTTAATATAAGAAAATTGAACTAAACCGAAACTAACAGAAATATCTAAATTTCCATTTTCATTAAACTCTGGAAGTTTAACTACGAAGTTAGCAGAGTTATGCTCTATTAATTCTCCTGTTTCCAGTGTTAAACTTAAATTTAAAGGATGTTTAACAAAAAAAAGTCTTGTATTTGTTTCAGTATGACTTACTTCAACAGCTTCAATAATTTTTAATCTTCTTTCTCCTGAAAAAACTTTTTTTAAATCTTCATTTAACATTTTATAACCTCTTTATTTTATAATTTTAACATCTTTTAAGATAACATTCAATAAAATATTATCTTTTATTTATATTATATTTTTTATTCATAATCTTATCTGTTTGGCTTCTTCCTGCATTAATTCTTGATGCTAATTGTTTATCAATTTTATCTATTAATTCTATATCAACTTCACCTTTATCATTTACTCTTGTGCTTACTTGTGCACTTGAATAGTTATTAACATTAACAACTGGAGCAGATGAACCGCCACCCATTGCTTGAACGCCCAGTTTTCCATTTGAAGTTCTTGTTAAAGGCATAATTGCCTCTGGGCCTGCTTCTCCCATTAAACCTGTTTTATTTCCTGCCATAGGAAAATAGGTTGGACTATTAACAACTGTTCCAGTTGCGAATGCTTGAACTTGACCTCCTGAAAATGCTCCACCGTTAGCGAATGCACCGCCAAAACCGCCACCGAATGCCATTTGCATTGTTTTCATAACTAACATTTTAATAATTAATTGTTGTATCTCTTGCAACATTCCTTTAAATACATTTCCTGCTAATTGTCCTAAATCCATAAAACCTTTTGAAGAATAATCAAAAAATGAAGTAAAAGATGAATTTAAAGTATTTTCTAAACCTGAGAATAATTCTTGTGATAAAGCATTATAGTTTGTAATTCTTTCTTCTATGCTATTCATATATAATTGGAAACCTGCTAAAATAGTTGTTTGGCTTTCTAATTCTTGTATTGCTAAACCTTTATATTTTTCTTTTAATTCATCTACTTTTACTTTTTCTAAATCTATTAATTGTTGTTTAGAATATCCTTTTTCAATCATTGAATTTCTGTAAATTTCTAATTCTTTTTGAAAAGATATTTCATAATTTTTAACAGTAGAATAATATTCAAATTCATTTTGAAGTTTTTTATTTTTTAATTCTTCATCTTTTTTTAATTCATCATTTGCTAATTTAATTTTATTTGCTAATTCTTCTTTTGCTAATTTATCAGCATCATCTGCTGATTTCTTTTTAAGAGCATTAAACAGTTCTACACCCTGTGCATCTGTTATTTGACCTAATCTTTTAAGTTCTGCTACTTGATTAGATATTTCTATATTAGTAGCTTCTGCTTCCTTTCCAACAGCTCTTAAATAAGTTATAAATCCTGCATCTGAAAAATCAATCTCTTTTATTTCAAAAATACTATCTTTTAATTCTTTTAATCTTGCTTCTGTTAAAGATGCTTTTTCAGCAGGAAGTAAATCAGATTTATTTATTTCATCTATTATTTCTACTGATTTAATAGCATATTCGTTTTCTTTATCTCCAACTGCTTTATAATAATCTCCATATATTTTAAGTAGTTCATTTGATTTTTCTTCTGCAGTTTTAATACTTTCATTTTTAGCATCTTCTTCTACTTTGTTAATTTCATCATTTCCTACTTCCCAGGCCTTAACTAATTGTTCGTTTGTATATTTACCTGATGATGCAAAACCTTGAATAGTTTCTGATAATCTTTGTCTTGCTGCTTCTGCTTTCTCTCCTATTAAATCTAAATAACCTGCTAAATTAGCATCTATTATTTCTTTTGTTGCTTCTTTACCTGCTTTTCCAGTCTTTTTAAAAGCAGATGATATATCTCCATCTTTTGCTCCTGGAACATCTGGACGAGGAACTATAACTGCGTTATTTGTTTTTTTAGTAGGTTTTGCATCAACTCTTTTAAAAATATCTTTTACTTTATTTATAACTCTATTAAAATCTTCTTCAACTCTTAACTTATCTAATGTTCCATTTATATAGGCATTTTTTTCATCTAAAACCGCTTTTTTGCTTTCTTTAAATTGTGCTATTGAGTCTGCTTTAACTTTATTTAATTCTTTTTGAATATTTATTGATGCTTGTAAAAATTTATTTTGCTTATCAGGTAAAAAAGAAAAAGAAGAAGCTATTAAATCTGCCACTCCTTTTAATCCGCCATAAATAAATACTTTTACTTGTGTATATCCAACTTTTATGGCTTCCCAAAGTGTATTAAAAACGAATTTAATAGCTCCTATTCCTATACTAAATCTATTCATAACAAATAAAAGTCCTTGAAAACTTTCAAGTGTTCCTACTATAAAACCTCTAACTGTATTACCTAATGCTTGAATGTCTTCCTGAGAACCTGATGAAAAATTAGTAAATTCATCATTTAATAATTTAACAGCAGATTTAAAATTATTAAAAAGTCCGCTTTCTTCTCCTACTTTAACAGTGAATTGTGTCCAACTATCTTTTAGATTTGACATCATTCCCTCATAAGTATTTGACATTTCTATCATTTGTCCCTTATATTTACTGTTAAAAATGGCCTGTAAAGTGCTTTCAATAGTTTCTTTATTGTTATTTATAACTATATTTTTAGCCTTTCCAGACGCATCAGCCCAAGAATAAGCTATTTTATCTCCTTGTTTTGATGCTTTAATTCCAAATTCTTTTAATCTTTCATTTTCTCCTGTAATAGCATCTGCCATTGCTTCTACTACATCAATAACATCTTTACCCATTGCAGCAGCAGTATCGCCATAAACTCTTAAAGCTTCTGTATCTCCTGTTAATCCAAAAGAACGCATTTTAATAAATGCTTCAACTACTTTATCTAATTCAAAAGGTGTTTCTTTTGCGAACTTTTTTACTTCTTCAAATGATTTAGTGGCGTTAGCTTGGCTTCCTGTTAATACTTTTAATTGTGCGTTATATCTTTCAAATGCTGCTGTGTTAGATATGATAACAGAACCCAATCCTGCAACAGCTTCTAGTCCCTTTGAAACTGCAATATAAGATACAACGGTAGCAGACAAGTTTTTGATAGCACCTGACATTCCATTTATATTTCTTTGTGTATTATTAGCAGAAGAACTTAATTTATTTAAATCTCTTTCTAATTGTGCTATTTTATTACCTTGTTCTTTTAGAACTAAATCAATTTCAAAACGCATATTAAGACCTCTTAATTTTTTATAATTTTATCATTTTTTGTTTTTAATTTTAAAATCTATTTCTTGTAATATATCTAATGCTAATTCAATTTCAACATCTCTTAAATATAATTTTAAATAATCTATAATTGAAGCATTATTTAAATTTCCGTTCATATCTCTTAAAGATAAAGATTTTAACATAAATATAGCTTTTGATTGAATGCTTTCAGTAGTTGAAGGAGATTTATTTTTACAAATAAATAAATTAGAATTTGTATCTAATTCATAAAAATTTTCCTGTGATTTAGTTATTTTTTCTACTTCACAAGGAGTTTCTTTTTTTCTTTTTTCAGAGTTTTTAATACATATTTCACATGCTTCTCTTTTAAAAACTATCCAATCTATAAAATCTTTTATTTTTTTTTATCTTCTTGGACTTTTGAAGTTGCAAAAGTTATTATTTTATTACAAAATTCAGGATCAAAATCAAAAACTAAACTTTTATTTTCAGTAGAACATTCTAACGGTTTATCTTCCATATCTGTAATATTAACCCAATCAATAACAGAATTAACAAATATTTGTTTTGCTACTTCTAACATTTTAATAGAGTTATCTTCACCCTCGAAAGCTTCAATAATAGATAAGTTTTCTTTATAAGTTAGTATTTTTACTTTAATTGTAAATTCATCTTTTAATTTTAAATCTTTATTAGTAATATTAATTATTTTGTAGTCTGTATGAAGTTTCATTTTTTCCCTCTTTTATTTTTATATTTGTAATCATATATAAAAAACATAAAAAAGTCAAAAAATTATTTTAAGAAGAGATAAAGGGCTTTTAACCCTTTATATTAATAAGTAGTTTTATCGTTTATTAACTCGATAACTATTGCTTCTGTTGATACACCTTTAAACGGAGAATAACTTACAGTTGCTGAAATAGCAGTTGGAGAAGATATTTCAGGAGTTGTCGGTGTTAATGTTCCTTGTGGGAATATTATTCTAAAAATATCTCCTGCTGTATTAATAGCTTCTAACGTAATATCAAATTCTTTCCCTATTTTTGCTTCTTCTAAAAATCTAGCATTATCAGCATCAAAAATTATATTCAAATCACAAGTTATAGAAGTTTTACCTTCGATTATTTTACCTAATGTTCCTTTATCAGAAATTAATCTTTTTCCTTCTGCATTGTTATTAAAAGTAAAAGAACAAGTTTCAACTGATGCAGTTATACTTTCTCCTGTTGTAGAAGTTAAAGCAATTTCAAAATGTTCGAATGATTTATCA